TTGGTTAAGGTATCTTCAAAAATCTAATATCTATTGCATAGATAATTTTATTGGTAAAGATCCAAAGGACTTTAAATTTTTAAGTGAACAAAGATTATATTGGTCTAGATGCGACGTAAATAGTAGAAAAAACGTCGATGACATTATGAAAAACGTGTGGAATAAACCTAGGTTTGATATTATAATAGATAATACTAATAATTATGAAAACCTTAGAAGACATTGCATCGGTAAATATTATTTAGAGAATAAAGATAAAGTGATAAGAATATGAGTTTAAGAGGATATATCATAGGTGATGGTCTTAACGAGACTTCTAATAACGCTATAAAGAAATGTTTTTCTTCTTTGTGGGATACAGAAAGTGACGTCATACTAGAATATTTTAGGCAGACTTCTCCTGAAACTTTACAAGAAGATATAGAAAAAGATCTCTTTCCTATGAAGTGGAATTATCCACTTAATAACGAATATAAAAAAGACGAAGAGTTTGGTATGATATTGAAACCATATCGAGCTAATAGCATGGAAAAAGTATTCGCGTGCACGGTATCACATGCAAGACTTTGGAAGTTGTGTGTAGAAACATCAGAAGAAATTATGATACTAGAGCATGACGCTATCTTTACGAGAAAGATAGAAAAATTTGATTGGGAAGGCGGGGTTTTAGGACTAAACGATCCAAGAGGAGCCACTCATTCTTCTGGAAAATTTCACAGTGTAGTGGCAAGTAGTAATGGAATCAAAGAAGCGCCATGGGTAGAAGATCCACTAAGTATGCCACAAGGACTAGCTGGAAACTCGGCATATATAATAAAACCATACTTCGCAGAAAAACTTTTAAATAAGTTAGAAGAAAAAGGTGGTTGGCCAAATGATTCTATAATGTGTAAACAATTTTTTAAAGGCGAGCTTAAAGTAGTTTTTCCTTATTACACGACTGTTCAGGGAGTGCAATCAACAACAACGTTATGAATTTAGTATTTCAATATTATATGCCGTACGAAGCTAATGACGCTCATTTAGGCGGAGTTGAAATGCCAGATTGGGCTAAGACCGGTTCTGAATCTGCAAAAAGATATGCTAAGCAATGCGGCGCAGAATACATATTAGATCATGGAAGATACTTTAAACATTTAGATCCAAGGCTCGACGCTCTAAAAGTCATATATGATCCACAGTATGATAAGTATGAAAAGATATTATCTGTCGATTTAGATATGTTATTTAAAACAGAAGAAAATATATTTGATATTGAAATTGGCGATGTTGCTATGGTTCATGAACTTGGAATACACGTGTCAGCTGGAGGTTGGATGCGAAGAGTCATGGAATCACCTGGGCATGAGAGAGGAATAATAGCGTACGGCAAAAAACTTTTTGGAAAAGATTGGATGTTTCCTAAGTCTAAATTATATCCTGAAGAAAAATTTAGATACATGAATGGTGGTATGCAGTTGTGGAGTAAAGAAGGTAGACAAAAAGCAAGAGAACTATTTACTTCAGTCGACGATTATTATATGCATACTCGATATACAGAACAAATGTATTTAAACTTGCAATTATCTAATCCAAAATTTAACGTAACAGAATTAGATTGGACTTGGAATAGTTTAGCTACTAGACAATGGCCGCCAAATAATCCTAAAGGAAAGTTTCAACACTTTATAAATTCATCAAAGTTTACGATGCCGAGAATGCTATGATTACTATAATCACTGAAATGACAGATGAAGAATTGTTTAAAACATATTGGATGCCTTTGATATGTAAATATAGAGAATTTAAATTTATATTTGCAAAAACTGAAGGACTTAAACATCCTCCTATGAATGATTGGTCTAACGTATTGTTTGCTCCTACAAAAAGTTTGGAAGAAGTTATAGAACACGCAGAAACTCAATTTGTGTACTTAACAAAACAAAACGAGATACCTACGTACGAATTAATGGTGAAACTTAGAAATCCTGAGGACGGATTGGTTCCAAAGATACATAATACTAATGAACAAAGCAATTCAGTAATGATATCGAAAAAAAGTTACAATAAAATTTCAACTCATATCGGCGATGTAGGAACTTACGTAGTATGATAAGTTATGTCATAACAATGTTAAATAATTCTAAATCAGTTGAAGCGTCAGAGCGATGCATAAAATCAGCTAATAAATTTGGATATTATCCTATTGTTTTTAAAGCTATTACGCCTGAAGATAATCCTATTGAAATATTTAAGAAAGAAAATTTACCACTAGATAAATTTAAAACAGATTCTAGATATTCTAGACTCGAACCTTGCATGTGCTGTTTTTTATCTCATAGAGAATTATGGAAGAAAGCTGTACAAAGTGGTAATGGAATTTTAATTTTAGAACACGATGCAGTATTTGAAAATACTTTACCTACTGAATGTGCGTTTCAAGATTTTATAAATTTAGGAAAACCAAGCTATGGCAAATACGTAATTCCTGAAAAACAAGGGTTGTACAATTTATTTTCAAAACCCGGTGGTTATTTACCTGGGACGCATGCTTATTACGTTTCTTCAAAAGGAGCTAAATTATTACTTGATTACTCACAAGTAAATCCAGCACCAGCAGATTTATTTTTAAATAAAAACAGTTTTCCGTGGATACAAGAATATTACCCTTGGCCAATCGTGGCAGACGATGATTTTACAACTATACAAAAAGTTGAAGGAAGTTTAGCTAAACATAATTATGGAGATACGTATGCAATCATATGATCAAGCTTTCTTAACAGGTTGCGATGAAAATCATGAGTGGATGCTTGAGTGGTTTTTTAAGAATTATAAAAAATATATGACTACTCCTCTTGTATTTGCAAATTTTGGTTTATCTCCAGAGGGACTTAAACTAGTAAGAGAAAATGTTCATGCTGTAATGAACTTAAAGACTTTTGACGAACAAGGGTGGTTTAAAAAACCAATGTCAATGATAAAGTCTCCGTCTAAAAAAACAATATGGATTGATTTAGATTGTGAGATAAGAGATGACATAAGTAACCTTTTTAATATGCTTAAACCAGACATGTTAAATATGGTAGAAGATAAACCTTGGACTAAGAGAGGGCAAGAACTATGGCATAATTCTGGAGTCGTTGGATTTATAGGAAAGCCTCCAATATTATATCAGTGGGCTAAAGCCATAAGAGAAAATCCTGTACAAGGAGATCAAGAAGTGCTGCACTTACTTCTTAATCCTATAACAAAAATTAAATATATAAATGATATACCGAATGAATATAACGTGTTAAGGCTTCAAACAGAATTAGATGGGTATGATGGAAATATTAAAGTGATGCATTGGACTGGAGCTAAAGGTAAAGATAAGATAAGGGCAATGCTGTGAAAGAAAAAGCGTCTAGTGCAGAACAAGCGATGTATTACTCTTTAAGATACGAGTTAGCAGAGTTTACTAGTTCAGACACAGAAAAAAGATGGAACATAAATAAAAAAGAAAAAGAAGTAGTAGAAAAATGGATGAAAGCCAGAATGGAAGAGATAGGAAAAAAGCTTTCGTCTTAGGAGATTAGTTATGAAGAGAGTTGTACAATTAGTCGGAAACGGAGATAACGCTTCGTTATTTTTTAAAGAACCTAGGCCAGGGATGAAACTAACTTGCAATCTTCCACCATTTAATGTTGCTGGAACTTATGCTTCGGTCATAGTTGATTTTAAGATGATGAAAGCAATGCAAGAAGGATCAATACAAGTCCCAGGCGAGTGGATACTTGGGATGAGACCTAAGATACACATGGAGAAAAATCCTACTTTTTACATGAGGCATTCTCATCAAATAAAAGAATTTTATACAGTACTTCCAGAATACGTAGCAAATTATACAGATTTCAACTGTGGTCATATGGCCACTCACTACGCTGCTAATAAGGTTAAAGCAGATGAGATTCACCTTTATGGTTTTGATTCTATATTTGACTTTAATTTAAGAAGTTGTTCAGATTTTTATCTTGGTTCAGACCGAGGTAATCAAAATAATAACAGGTTAGCAAACAATTGGAGACCAGTGTGGGAAAATATGTTTAAAGAATTTCCTAACACAAAGTTTTTCCTACATCACATGCACGATGCTATTAAAATAAACATAGGTAATAACGTTGAGATAGTCACTTACGATTCCAAAGCACAAGTACCACAAAACACATAATTAACATGTTAAGTGTAAAATCGTTTACATTTGCATAAATGTGTGGTATAATAGAACTATAATGGAAAAGGAGTCAAAGTATGGCTAAGAAAAAATCTAACGTAATCGATTTCAAAAAAGCATCTTTAAAAAAATTTAACGAAGAAAACGAAATAGTATTTACCGTTGAAGGTGAAGATTATCAGCTCGGTGAAATGGTTCATCAGGCTCATAATGATAATGGTATGGAGTTTATATTTAAATTGGAGGCGACTGATGATAGCGACGAAACCATTCACTGAGGTAGACTTGTTAAAAAAGCAATTGGCTGAAGAAACTAAAGAGAAGTATGCCTTATATAAGCGTATTAAAGAGTTAACTGAAGAAGTTAACATGTTAAGTGAAAAAATTCAAATAAGTGAAAAAAAACGTTTACAAAGCTAAAAAAGTGTGGTATAATATACTTATAAAATGGAAAAGGTAAAGATGAAAAGAATAGGAGAAAATCAAAATGACATAGCTACAAGTAACCGACAGGGTGTTGTGATGGACAATGAGATAACGAGAAGCACACCGGGATTTACAGGTACGGAACTACCCAGGGAATCAGAGTCGGAGCATAAAACGTTCCCTAACCTTGCCAAGGGGCGGACCCATCGGTCGGTAAGGTTAGATGTCTTGATCGCCGCCCCACAGAATTTGGAGATGGCAAATGCCTAGTCCATCCGAACTTCAATCAATGCTCCCACTATTACTACAACTCCTCTTCTTCGCGGTAGCTGGAGCATTGATTGTCGGTACATTCGTTTCAATTATTGGTTTCATGTTCAGACATGCATTAGTAATAATAATCTTAGTAATTTTAATTTATGCTATATCGCAAGGACTTTCAATATGACAATGCACTTAATGCCAGTTTATTATAATAACAATAATAGTAAAAAACGAAAGCAAGCTTTCAAAAAACCAGGGTGGCAAAAAGCTCAAGCTGAGCATGATGCATGGCTCATGAAACGCGGTGTCCATCCGTCTCAACTTAAAAACAAAAAGAAAGATTCAGGAATCAAAGCTCCTAACTATAAAGAGCTTTCACGTTCTCTACCAACTAGTGACTACACAGGTCCTATCGTTGGTAAGTCCAAACAAAACACTTACACTGGTACCTTCATCACTGGCATCGCTACTATGCACAAGTCAAATATGGTACCGGTAAGTAAAAATGTTGACGCAAAAGAATATGCTACGATGAGACGTAATTAACATGTTAAGTGAAAACTTGTTTACAAATGCAAAAAAGTATGATAGAATATACGTATAATAAAAATTTAGGAGTTGAAATGTATAATTATAATAAAATCATCGATCAGTTAGAAGCAATGTCGCCAGCTCACCAAGACGAGTTTGCTCAAAAGTTATTAGAAAGAAATAGTGGTTTAGCAGCTGCTATATCTACTAAGATCAATATTGCTCATCAGGATAAGTATTACACCGATACTGAAGCAATGGAACAATCATTCAAGTCAAGAGGTCTTGCTTAATGAAGAATCCTATAGCAAAATATTTAATGTGTTCTTATGCATACTACGAGTTGGATAAACCACTTATCTCAGATACAGAGTTTGATATGTTAGCAAAAGAGATACTCGATAACTGGGATAACATAGAGCATATGCACAAGCATTTATTAACTAAAGACATGTTAGTAGCAGGTACGTATTTAGGAGAGTACCCTAACATAGTAAAAGGCGCAGTCGGAAATTATATGAAGGAGTTGAATAATGGGATTAACCGCACTTAAAGGCAAAAAGCTTAAAAAGAAAACAATCAGATCTAAAGCACGTACTGGCTTAGCTGGTGTACCAATTGAAAAAGGTTTTGATTTTGTCAAGAACTATTTTCATTTAGAAGTAGATAAAAAAGACTGTATTAGTCAAGTTAAAGCATGGATTAAGAAAAATCATGGACCATACGCTAAATATATCTTATCACATCCAGAATACATGTTTGCTATGACTCACGATGCTGCCACCGCTTTCTGGTACAATAACGATATTCATAAGCAATATGGAGAAAGCAAAGATAATCAGAAGGCTAAAGAATTTCTTTCTTTATTAATGGATAAGACTATACAGCTTATTGAATCTGGTAAAGAGATTTATAATAAGAAAAAGCAAGAACAAAAAGCAAAAGCTAATGTTATCAGTATCTCACCTCAAATGAGATTAGAAAGAAAAATTAGAAATACTATAATGCAAGAATTACTTGAACTAGAAGACCAGTGGATAGAGGGTGAGGATGCCACTATTAATCTTTATGATAGATTCAAGTATCACGGCTTAACAAATACTGCAATAAGTCATGTTAAGCCTCAGGTTGAGGGGTGGCTTCTAGATTATGAAGATGCCTATTATAAAAGATGTGAACAGGCTGTTGAAGGCTACTCCCATGTGAAAAAGTCATCCCTCAAACATCGAATTGACGTATGTAAGTCTATGTTAGAAGATATGGAAAGAATTAAGTCTGCTTCTAAAGCTACTAGAACTATCAAGATTAGTAGACCTAAAGCAGCTGATAAACAAGTCTCTAAGATGCAATACAAAAAAGAAGATAACGACTTTAAGATCGTGTCAATACATCCAATCCAAATTATTGGAAAAACAAGATTGTACACGTTCAACACAAAACATAGAGAGCTCAATATGTACTATACAGATAATCCAAGAGGATTTGAAGTATCAGGTTCAACTTTAAAGAACTTTGATAAAGAGCAATCTCTAAAGATTAGGTTGAGAAAACCTAACGATATTCTACCTTTGGTACTGAACAAAACTCCTATTCAACTCCAAAAAGAGCTATCAGCTCTTAAAACTAAAGTTCAAGTACCAAATGGTAGAATCAATAACGATACTATATTATTAAGAGTTTTAGACAAATGAAGTTAGAAGATCAATTTTTAACCAAGTCTAAATTTACAAAGCTTATCGAAAAAACGGTAGCCGAACTTAAGATTCCATACATGGATGCTATCATCAAGGTATGTGAAAACAACGAGATCGAAATAGATGATGTAAAGAAATTTGTATCACCTGTTATCAAAGATAAGCTTGAGGCAGAGGCAATGGAACTTAACTTCTTACCAAAGAAGAATTCCATTGACGAGTCTTTATTTGAATAGTGTATATATAGTAATATACACTGTTAATACTTCAGTCAATATTTCAGCAATAAGGAGACAATACGATGTCATTTGAAACTTTAAAGCGCAATCGAGGCGCGAACATTTCCAAAATAGTACAAGCCGCTCAAGCCACTAATACTGGCGAGACAAAATCATACGTTGACGAGCGTATTTGGAAGCCAACTGTCGATAAGGCAGGTAATGGTTATGCTGTACTTAGATTTCTCCCTGGTAAAGATGGAGATATTCCTTTCGTAAGATACTGGGATCACGGGTTCAAAGGACCTACTGGTTTATGGTATATCGAAAACTCATTAACTTCAATTGGTCAAACTGATCCAGTTGGAGAACTTAACTCTAAACTTTGGAACTCTGGTATCGAGTCAGATAAAGAAAAAGCTCGTGCTCAAAAGAGAAGATTGCATTATGTAACTAACGTGTATGTCGTTAGTGATTCATCAGCACCGCAAAACGAAGGTAAGGTATTTCTATACAAGTTTGGTAAGAAGATCTTTGATAAGATATTCGATCAAATGAATCCTGAATTTGCAGATGAAACCCCTGTAGATCCATTTGATTTCTGGGAAGGTGCAGACTTCAAACTTAAGATAAGAAACGTTGAAGGTTATAGAAACTATGATAAGTCAGAGTTCTCTTCTCCTGCTCCGTTATTAGAAGGTTCTGAAGAAAAACTAAAAGGTGTGTATGAACAAATGCACGACCTAACTGAGTTTACTAATCCTAAGAACTATAAGACTTATGATGAACTTAAGACTAAGTTAATGAAAGTTCTTGGTGAGCAAGCTAACGCAGGCTCTTATGCTATGAGAGAAGAAGTTCAGATTAATGAACCGGTAGCTGCGGTAGAACCTGTAACTGCTGAAGAAGTATCTGAAGAAGATCAAGATACTATGTCTTATTTCGCTAAACTAGCAAAAGAAGACTAAGCTCTTGCGGCAACTCTTCCGCCAGAAAACTGATCTTGCATATTAGTAGCAGTTCCGCTTGAAATAAAAGCGGAGCTGTTACTAGTTCTAACACTATTATCTGAAGCATCTACAACTATAGGCTTTAAATTACCTCGATCGTTATATCCCATTTCACCAGCAACTTTAGTATTAATATCACCTAAGTTATTAACTAAATTTTGATAACTAGAACCTGTTAAACGTTTTTGTAAGCCTAATCCAGTTCCAGCTAAATTTATATCTTGAGGCAGAGTGCGGTCAAATATACCAGATTTTGTTCCGCCACTTCCTTGTCCAGCTGACATCTTCTTCAGTTTATCTTCCATAAAAGTTTTAGCAGCTTTTGCCTCTTCAGGTCCTAACTTAGGACTTCCACCTAATAAAA